GATTCAGGATATCTTCAAGTCCCCCGACGAGGAACTAGAACATACACCAAAAGTCATGGTGTCGGGAATGATTGCTCGTGTCCTCTGCCACGATAAAACGAAGCCCGAAATCCGGGCGTTTCTCAAGGATTTCTCAAAGCATTCGGGAGTATCGGTCGTATCGATTCAGAAGGTCATGAACGGTATTTAGTTGACGTTGTAGTATGTGTTCAACATATCGATTTTTACAAGTAGGATACTTTGATTCGGATTCAGACTGAATGTTCCGATAGCTGTAGGATCTAGGTTTGGCAGCACCGCAAGATTTACATCATACACAAAGCTAACTGCCAAAGGACTCGCATTTGTTATTCTCCAGGATATTCCAGCTGGAAGGCCTATGGGAGTTGCTGGGAAATTGAGTGATGTGGAGCCAAGGGACGAATACGTCGTAGGAAAAAGGAATATATCCCCTCTTGGCGTATTTGGTAAGTTAATCGGTTGCCCTCCCAGGGATATAAGGGTTACAGTGAGGGGGGTGGTAGCGACGGTGAGAATGGTACTTGTAAGTCCGGCCGTCGCGTCGACTTGAATACCTGTCCCTCCAGATATCGTAATATCTGCTTTGTATCCGTTGACAGTGCTTACAATTGAATCTGCCCATCCGCCCGAGATATTGATACGGTCCACAGTGACCGCATTATTCTGGAGTGTGACGCCGCCAATTATATTTTGATACGTCGATGGGCTGGTAAACAGGGCAGATGCGGTGAGGTATCCACTCTGTAATCCCACCCCCCCAATCGTACTTTTAAGAACGCCGGTGGTATTGAGGGCCGACGCAGTTACGACCGCCGCCGAAAGTGTAACTCCGCCAAATACGCCAGAGTTGGTGATTCCAACTATAATACTATTTCCAGACCTGTAGAGCGAAATATTGGTTCCAGGAGAGATAGTGACGGCTCCCGAGAGAGTATTCAGCGTCGTGACTCCTGTCGATCCCGAGACTCCAATGACAAGACTGTTTCCAGACTTGTAGAGCGAAATATTGGTTCCAGCGGTGAAAATGACATTTCCTGACAGTGTACTATTTATGGTTGCGACTCCGCCCGTTGACCCCGACACTCCAATGACGATATTGTTTCCAGATGTGTACAGTGAAATATTGGTTCCGGCGGTCAGGGTGACCGCTCCACACAGCGAGTTCACACTAGCAACACCGGCTGAGACTCCGCCGTTGTATGGTAGGCCATTAATCGTGAGAGACGCGGCACTGATATTCCGGTTCTGGAACGTTATTCCGCCAACCGAGTGGGGCAGAGTTGAATCGGTCGTTGTCAACGTTCCGGTCATGACCGTGAAGTTTCCTTCACTGCCTAACTTCAATCTCTGGGTCACACCTCCTCCCGTACAGAAATACATATTCGTATTCGGTCCCAATGCTCCGATCTGGATATCCGCATTTCCAACGGTTGACGGAATCGCATTCACGAAAAAGGAGTTTGAGCTCGATGTGTACGCCGACGTCGTCATAATGATGCTCGACTTGAACTGCGACGATCCGTTGACAACCAGGGAAAAACCAGGGAACTGGGCGTAGGTTCCAATACTCACCTGCCCCGACTGCGTGATCCGCATCGTTTCACCGAACGCCGCATTCGAAAACCCAATGACGTTGGACGCGGGATTTGTGATTGTTCCGCCGGATGATAGGGAAATGAACGAAGCCGCACAGATCGAGTATCCCGCCATATTCACGTTCGTGGATGCGGGGTAGCTGGCCCACGCGGGGAGACCGCCCGATAGATTGATGAAGTTTCCGCGTAGGTAGTATCCCGATACATTGATGAACCCGTTCGGTGCGTCAATTGTGAACATATTTCCAGTATTTCCTCCTACGAACGTGAGTTTTGAAACGGTCGTAATCGAGTTCGAATTCATCACCAGGTTCGATGTTGCCTTGTAGAACGCCCAGCTCTGGAGATCAGACAATGTCATCGTTGGAGCCCCGTTCACTGTCAGTAGAAAACTCGTGCCAGTATTCCCCACCGCCACATTTCCCGGAAGCTGGGTGTTCACGATCGCATGGAAGTACCCGTTGCTGAACTGGTACTGCGGAACGAAAATATTCTTCAAGGCATTCAGATCGTTTGTCGCAGTGTAGGTGGCCGGGGGCGGGGCCACGCTCATCTCGTATTGTTTTTATGACACGGAAAGGATTTAACTACTTTCTGCGTGATATATACATCAGAATGGCAACCCCGGGTGAGCGATACACGCTGTTTCCCATCAAGAACTCAGAGGCCAAGATCTACCAGCTGTACAAGCAGGCCGTCGCGTCCTTCTGGACTCCCGAGGAAATTGATTTTTCCAAAGATGAGAGCGATTGGGACTCTCTCACAGAGAACGAGAAGCACTTTATCAAGAACGTTCTCGCCTTCTTCGCTGGATCCGACGGTATTGTCCAGGAGAATTTGGCGACCCGGTTCCAGCGTGATACTTCGAGCCCCGTGGCCCGCCTCTTCTACTCCTTTCAGAACGCAATCGAGGGTATTCATTCCGAGACCTATTCCCTCCTCATCGACAAGTACGTCAAGGACAAGGACGAGCAACTCCGTCTTTTCCGAGCTCTGGACACGGTCCCCTGTATCCAGAAGAAGGGCAAGTGGGCCCTAGAATGGATCGAGAGCTCCGAGTCGTTTGCCACTCGTCTGGTAGGGTTTGCGTGCGTCGAGGGCATCTTCTTCAGCGGTGCGTTCTGTGCGATCTACTGGCTGAAGAAGCGTGGTCTCCTCCCCGGCCTCACCTTTTCCAATGAACTCATCTCTCGCGATGAGGGACTCCATACAGTCTTTGCCGTGGAAATGTACCACCGCGAGAATCCAATCACGGTCGCTCAGATCCACGCGATTATTGGGAGTGCCGTGGAGATCGAGTGTGAGTTCATCTGCGATTCCCTCCCGTGTTCGCTCATTGGCATGAACTCCAAGCTCATGATCCAGTACATCCGCTTCGTGGCCGACCGCCTGGCCGTCCAGCTGGGTGTCCCGAAACTGTACAATGCCACCAACCCCTTTGATTTCATGGAGATGATCTCTATGGAGGGCAAGGGCAACTTCTTTGAGCGGAAGGTGTCGGATTACTCGAAGGCAGGGGTCGGGGCTCGAAAGGAGGACATGACGATCAAGTTTGATTCTGATGACTTTTGAATAATAATTCTGAAATACTTATAAGAATGGCGTATCTTGCCGCGTCCGCCTTGAACCGAAACACCAATCGCAGGTCAAGCTCATCGGGTCCTTCTGAACCGAGTATTAAGGATCAGTATCGCATGGTAATAGCCGATGATCTTGACCGTGGCGACGCTGCTAAATTTGCCAAGCACACATCTGAGTTTGAGTCGATGCTTCCTCGTGAAAAGATGGTGAGTGAAATACTTTCCCTGCGTCCTATGATGTACGCCGTTCTTCATGGCAGTGTTGCGATGGTAGATACTATTCTTAAGGGATTCCCTGAACTCGATAGAAACGGCACCTTTGAGCGACCAAACTTTAATAATTCATTTAACAAATACATCCCTGATTTTCCTCGTGAGTTTGAGGGAAAGACGTATCGTGGAGTCGCAGATATCGTCATAAAGACATCCAGCGATCCCGAGAAGGTTGAACGCTACAAGCAGATCAAGAAGCTCCTTCTTCGTTCAGGAGCAAAGCCTAAGACACATTTGGGGAAGCTCGTGTTTCCAGAGGATAAAGAGGACGTTGATTATTACTCCAAGGGTGGACGGAAGGCCAAAAAAACGTATAAACGCAAAGTATCTGCTCGCCGCTCGACACGTAGGCGTTTAAAAGCATAGTAAATACTAAGGTAGGAACATAAATGGAATTCTTTCATGGTGTCGTAGCCCTCGTTGCTGGTATCGTTCTCATTCTCACCGGTCTCGTTGCGTGGATGTACGTCCAGCAGTCCCGCATGGCCCAGGCAATCAACGCCCTGGCCATTGCCATCACGGCCCCGCCTCCCTCCTTTGCCCAACCTGAACCGGACGTGTCGCACGAGGACGAGCTGTCTGCTCCGGTCCCGGTCCAGGATGACCGGGTGAGCGTCCATGAGGAGGAGCAGGAGGGAGAGGGAGAGGATGTGGAGCTCATGGGCGAGGATATGGCTACTCTGGGAGGTAAGACGGCCGCCCAGCTCCGTGAGCTTCTGACAGCCAAGGGTATTCCGTACAGCAAGAGCGACAAGAAGTCCACCCTGATTTCGCTCTTACAGGCAGCATCTTAATAAAACCAAGAGTAAATGAAGCTCATAAGTATCGATATCGGGCTTCGTAATTTAGCCGTATGTGTCCTTGACGGAACGTCCAGGACAGATATGTGTATTTCCCACTGGGACGTGATCGACGTGATCGGAGAAAAGAACGGGCACGCACGGACATCCTGCTACAAATGCTCCAAGCCCGCAATGTGGGTCCAGGCAGGGGCAGGGACCCAAGCATGTTCCCGCCACCGGCCCAAGAACCTTACTCTGACCAAAGCCGCCCTGGGAAAGAAAACGATTCCCGAACTCCAGGACATGGCCAAGACGTATGGGCTCTCTGGAAAAACCAAGAAAGATCTGGTCCCGGCTATCTGGGCGGAAATGAATAAGGCCGGATGGTCCAAGTTTAAAGGCAATGCCAGAGCTGCTGGCGGCGGAGTCCTGGATCTGGTGGGCGATATCATTGCCTCCCTCGATCGCCGGGCAGACTGGTGGGAGGGTGCGGATCTGGTGGTGTGTGAGAACCAGCTCGATCGGCGAATGTTTGCGGTCCAGGCCATGATTCACATGTACTTTGCCTGCCGCGGATTCCGGACGAAGGGAGTGTCGGCCATCCATAAACTCGACAATATCACAACGGCAGAGGACGCGACGGGGACGTACCGCGGCCGCAAGAAGACCGGCATCGCACACTGCGAGCTCCTGTGTCCTCCCGGGAACATCTCA